AATAAGACATAGAAAATTAATGACCAAACATTTGGAATCATCAATCGAATCATTAAGAGTTAAAATCTTTGAAGAAGCAAAACAAAGATATGAAGAAGAGCAAGCTAAACCAGCTCAAATAAAAACAAATGATTAATGAAATTGTAGTAGAAGGTTTTACCCCAACCAAAAAGCAAGTTGAAATTATTGATGCTTGTACAACAGAGTCAGTAAAATATATTATTGGTTGTTTTGGAAGACAAGCGGGGAAATCATTTACAGCAATGAACCTACTACTCAAATGGGCATTAGAAGATAATGGTTCAATTAGTATGTGGGTATCACCAATATACTCTCAAGCAAAAAAAGTATTCACAGAATTAACCAATACAATTGCAGGAACAGGACTTACCAAATCAATTAACAAATCAGAATTAACAATCACATTCATCAATGGGTCTGTAATCTATTTCAGGTCAGGTGAAAGGGAAGATTCTCTTCGTGGTTATACATTAACTTATTTGATTATTGATGAAGCTGCATACATCAAAGATGAAGTATGGAATACAGTATTAAGACCAACAGTATTGGTTCATGGTAAGAAAGTATTATTCATCTCCACACCAAAGGGAAGGAATTGGTTTTACAATCTGGCAATGAGAGGTATGAGTGATGACTATCCACAATACAAGACATTCCACGCAACATCATTTGATACCCCATTCATTACAGCAGAAGAATTGGAAGAAGCCAAGTTATCATTACCTGATAACATTTATCGACAAGAGATACTAGCAGAGTTTATGGATGATGGTGGGGAAGTATTCTCAAGCATCAAAAGCAATTGTATATTACCATCATATCCCCCAATTGCAACTGGTGAAAAATATTATGCAGGACTCGATTTTGGTCGTCAAAATGACTATACAGTACTGACAGTTGTCAATTCCAAAGGAGAAATGGTCGATTTTTATCGTGAAAGACAAAAGTCTTGGGATATCATTGTATCAGAGTTATTGGTTAGATTAAGGAAATGGAAACCAGTTGTATATGCAGAGGTTAACTCAATAGGTGATGTTCTATTCGAGAATATCAAAAAGCAATATTCAGCAGTACAACCATTTGTTACCAATAATGAATCCAAACAGAATATGATTGAGGATTTGATTATGGGTCTTAATGAGAACAAACTATTATTACCCACACAAGAGTTAAATGTAGACCTATACAAGGAGTTATCTGTTTTTACATACGAATACTCACCCCGAACAAGAAAGGTCAAATATGGAGCTCCCAGTGGGTTTCATGATGACTGTGTGATTAGTCTTGGATTAACATATTATTCATTCAAGAAAAAAGCAAGTTATGGTACCTATGTGGTAAGATAAGTTGTGGATAAAAAAAACAAAAAAGATATTTTATATTATATGGAAATACATTACATAGAGTACCAAGGAGTTAAATATCCAGTGATGGAACCAACGATTGAGTTGTGGCAAAAGTTAATGGGTTTAAAAGATTGGACTGAAGATAATGAATTTGCAATAGAGTTAATTTCTCAAGTAACAGGACTTGATAAAGAAACTATTAACAGGTCTGATTGGCATAATGTTCTATCGGTATCACAAAATATCTCAAACTATTTATTGAATGAGTCAAAAGTCTTTCATAAGAATTTTGAATTCGAAGGAGTTAAATATGGATTTATTGATTTACCAAATTTAACATTCGGTGAATTTATTGATATAGATACCTTTTTATCAAAGACTGAAATTGAAAGAAGAAATGAGATTAATTTGTTGATGGCAATGTTATATCGTGAAATTGGTGAGGATGGAAAATTAGTTCCATATGATTCAAGTCAAGTAGAAATAAGGGCAAAGAAGTTCAAAAAGTTAGGAGTGAAATATGTAACTGGAAGTACGAGTTTTTTTTTGCGTTTAGAAAAAACATTACATCAAAATTCAAAACCCTCTTTTTGGAATCTATTGAAGATAAAGATATCGATGATTTGGATGCTCGTGAAGGCAATAACTTTCATAAGCATTGGGGTTGGCTTGGTACACTTATCCAACTTGCGAAAGAAGATATTACGAAAATTGAAGAAATAACAAAATACCCTTTAATGTTTGCACTAAACTATATGTCATATATGAAAGATGTTCAAATGTTAAAAGATAGAGAATATCAAAAACAAAAACTAAGAAATAGAATATGAGTAATGCAGTAGGTTATTATAACTTTAAAAAGATTGTCGACTTATTAAGACAACTTCAAACATATCACGAACAACTACAAGGGTTTGGTATTGGTGATATAACTCAATTAAATTATGATATTGAAGAAAGGTTGAAGGTTGATAATACTCAACAAAATTATTCGCCATATTATCCTTTGATGTATGTTATTCCCCAACTAGCAACAACTGATGGTAGGGAAACAGTATATGAATTTGACATTCTAATTATGGATATTCAGAACACAAAGAATTTTGAGAATCAAGTTGATGCTTGGTCTGATACTTTGGATATCTTAAAAGATGTTATTGCTCAATTAAAATATTCTTTGGATTCTTGTTATTGTACTTGGGATATTGACTATCCTATTCCAATGACACCTTTCCATGAAGCCTTTGATGATTATGTGGATGGATGGACTGGTAAAATTAGATTAAGAATACCAGATGCAATAAACAGATGTGATGCTCCTTATGCTGAGTTCCCACCTTGTGATAACAATTCAGATAGTAACTAATGGCTGAAGATATACAACTTACGGAATATGATAAGACAATGATGTCTTTAGCTGCTGAATTTCAGGAAGCATTAAAAACATCATTAGCAAAACCATATCCATTTGCACCAGGTTATAATCAAAATAGACAACCATTCGGTGTAAGAAATATGAAGATTAAAACAGGTGCATTATACAATAGTATCAAGGTTACCTTTAATCCAGCACAAGATGAGATTTATGTTGATATGTTAGATTATTGGGCTGATGTGAATTATGGTAGAAAACCAGGAAAGTATGTTCCAATAAAACCATTGATGGATTGGATTAGAGCCAAAGGTTTCAATAAAAGCAAAGAGACTGGTAAATTCCAAAAATTCAAAATCAAAGGAATGGCATTTGCTGTAAGTAAGAACATTCAAAAGTTTGGTATTGCTCCAACATATTTTTATGATGATGCATTTGCTGACTTTGTTAAAAAATTTGAAAACAAAGCAGTTGAGGCATTAAGCATAGATGTTCAACAATTCTTCAATAAAATAATTGACCCAAAAGAAAGACAATAATGAGTATAGTAATAAACATAGACCAGTCCCCACTTACGATAAGTCCATCGAATACGGAGCACATATATACATTATCATCTACAGGATATACGCTTAATAATTTTAAGTATCTTGTTGATGTATATTTTAAAGCACAAGGACAAAATGCTGAACTTGCTGCAAGATTAAAAGTAAGACCAAACACTTATGGTAAAGCCATTATGGATGTTGGGGAAATCATTAGAACATTTTTAAATGCTAATCCAAGATTTTCAGGTACAACATATCCATACTTAAACTATGTAGCTCAAGAGAATAGTATTATTACATTAGCTGATGCACAAGAAACACATGGATACAATGCTTATAACTTATGGGCTGGTGGTAGTGAAAATGCAAACTTGGAATTGTTATGGCATATAGCTCAATATAAAATTGAAGTTGGATGTGAGTATTATTCTGGTACAAGTATTATAGAAGACATCAACTATACAGCAACAACTCAACCATCTTATGTAACAATATTCCCTGGTGTTGATAATAATTTGATACCACAACCAAATTTATCTTATGCCACATTGGGTTCAGGATATACACAATCTTCTAACTTCTTCCAAGTAGATAATCAAACTTGGTATTACTATGATTTATTTAGACACGTATATGCATTGAATCAAGACCCTGCTTGTAGTCCTGGTGAATTCTTAAATGCTGCAGGTCAAACAGATTGTGCTGTGGTTCAAATGGATGGAACAGATGTAACAACAAGTGTAAGAAGAAGAAAGCATCATATTGATTGTCCTATGATTGTATCGTTCTTAAATGGTAAGAATGATTATTTCACAAATGACATTTATTCAATTGCAATTAGAGGAGCTGATGATTGGGGTTCACCTTATACATATTCTGCAGAATCAATCAATAGAGCTACAACAACATTGCCAGTTATCAATGAAGACCCCAATACAACATTTAAAATGTTAAACTTTTATACCCCATATAATGTGACTGATGGTGGAGTAGTTAATGCTATACCTTCAGACGCAAGGAAAGTGTGTTTTTACGGGACTTCTTATCAAGCTAATAAGAATGATAGGCTTAATATAACGAATCGAACTACAGAGGTTTTAGAGTATTGGATTCAAGATAGAGATTGTATTAATGAACCAGTTCATTTGTTATTTATGAATGGTAGAGGTCAATGGGATACATATACTTTTGGAAAGAAGTCTACAAAATCAATTGAATTAGAAAGAAAGAATTACCAACAAGAAGCATCATTGAACAAACAATTTTATACTCGCGGTTCTTATCAAAGAGGAGCACATAAAATATATGAAACCAATGCTGACTACTCGATAGAGTGTATGTCTTGGTTTATGGACCAAGCAGATGTTGAGATAGTTAAAGAGTTATTTATGTCTCAAGATGTTTATATTATTGATGGGACAAAGATACCTGACTTGCAATGTGATACTTGTTTAAATGAAATAAGATTATGGCAAGCACTTATACCAGTTGTGGTAAATGAAAAAGAGTTTATCTTTTATCAACAACAATATCAAAAGATATTCCAATACACGATGACTTTACACTATGGAAGTGTTAAACGCTTTAGAACACAAGGATAATATATGGGATTACAAATAAGATGTTATGTGGAAGGTAACCAAGAATTCATTGACCTATATGGCGATGAAAGGATAAATATTGAAACATCCTTTGCGGAGATACAAGATATCACCAAGAAGAATTCTGCATTTACTCACGAGTTTAAGGTTCCTGGTAGTAATAATAACAACTACATATTCAACTATTTTTTTGATATCAATACCGTATATCTAAATTGGAATCCACAAAAAAAGTTTGAAGCAGATTTATTATACAATGGTTATGAAATATTCAATGGTTATATCAGATTAAATGATGTTGATATTAACATCAAAGAAAAGATTTATTCCATTACATTCTATAATGGTGTGGGTGATGTTGCTGCAACAATTGGGGATAAGTTTTTAAGACAATTAGATTTATCAAGTTTATCACATCCATATTCAACAGATGTTTATCTACAATCAAATCTTGACCCCAATCTATTTCCTTTAACAGGTACAACAAATTATTCTTATCAAGATGGTAGAACATATTGGACTTTGTTTAATCTTGGATATAACTATACTGACAGTTTGTCTGGTATAAGTGCTTATTATGTGGGGACATCAACAACATCTACATCAATTACCGCAGGTAGTAAAACAATCACAACAAATATACCATTACCATTTTTAATTGGAGATACAATAAGATTAAGCAAATCACCTGAGAATTTTTATATTCAAGGTTTGGTGACAAGTATAAATGGAACGTCAATAACCTTCATGCCTAATTTAGCTGTTGGTACAGGAACATTCGCAAGTTGGGCTATAAGTAGACAACTACCAGAAGGGGAACAGATTGTAGACCCGAAAACAACCCCACTAATAGATTTTCAAAAAGATACTATTCCAAACTATATGAGTTTTTCTGGAACTCCAATTAGGAACTTTTATTTCAAGCCAGCTATTCAAGTTAAAGAGCTTTATTCACAGATATTCAATCAAGCAGGATATGAAATTGAATCAGAGTTTTTTGATACAAACTATTTTGAGAAGTTTTATTTACCGTTAAAGTTTGCTGAAGACGTCTATGTTCTACAAGCAAAGAAGCCTTGTTATACCTATACAGCAGATACAGCCAATTTATTTAATGGTTTGATACCAGCGCCAGCATCTGCAACAACGTGTAATAACTTTGGTTGGACTGGTAATACTTTTGGTTTCACAATACCTGAAGGATTTGGTGGGTATTATACCTTCAATATTAAACTTGATTTCTGTTCTACCAATGACCCTGCAATAAGTGGTAATCCTGATGTTAAACTTGAATTATTTGCTGATGGTATATTCCAATATATAATAGAAGAAGATTTTAGAGGTGTGGGTTGTTATACATTAGATATAGATTTTAGTTATGAAGTCCCTTTTACTTCAACAGATATTGGGATTTATATTTCAACAACAGATACAACAGGTTATACCTATACATTTAGTATAGTTGATGCACCAAAATATACACCACCTACTTTTAATTATGAATATGAGTTTCCTGAGAATGATTACAAACAAATTGACTTCATCACTTCAATAAACAAAATGTTTAACATGGTTTGTATTGCTCATCCAATAAAAACCAAAACTATTATTGTTGAACCTATTGTAAATTATATCGGTAAAGGTGAGATATTGGATTGGACTCAAAAGGTAAACTTCAATGATAAAATTAATTTATCCCCAACTGCTAACTTATTAAACGGAACATTAAACTATAACTTTAAATTAGATAAAGATTATGGTAATCAACAATATAATATTGCCAACAACAGAATATTTGGGACTTATTTTCTTCAATTAAATCAAGACTATAAAGATAGCAGTATCAATTTTGATACGATGTTTGGTTCACCAACAGATATTCCATTAAATAATAGTTCAGGTGATAAAGTGACTGTTGGAAATATGGCAGCCATCAAGAATGAAAATGTTAAAGGTATATCAATACAGAAATATAATCCATTTAAGATTTTACCAAGAATTGTCTTCAGAGGTGTAACATTACCAAATGAGAATTGGGGTCAACCAATAACAACAGGTACAAGTCAAACTTGGTATGCTGAAGCATATGAACAAGATAGATGGCAAGAGACAAGTAGATTTACAACTTATCCATTTAGTTATTCAGGGTTTAGTCATTACTTAAATTGGGATGCACAAGATGTACTTAACACAGGAGAAACAGTATTCCCTGAACAAGACCTATACGATATCTACTACTACGATTATGTAAGTGATATCATCAGTCCTGAAAATAAGTTGGTAAAGTTAAAAATGTATTTAACGCCTTGGGAAGTATCTCAACTAAGATTTAATGAAAAAATTATTGTTAAGAATGCTTATTTCAGAATAAATAAGATATCTAATTTGAATTTACTTGAACCCGATTTATGTGATGTTGAATTAGTTAAACTTACCAAAGATTATACACCAGTTCCAGTTCAATATTATGATTTAATAAATTGTAATAGTGGAGGTACAGATTATCATACAACATCAAATTTAAACTACAATATGTATGCTTATGTTGGAAACTATGTAAATATCTTTACAGGTTCGACAACAGCATATACTTCCATTGGTTGTTTTAGAGTTGAACTAGGTGAACCAAATGCAAATTATGATTACGACCACGTATTTATAGGTAGTGGTTATACATCAACAGGAGTTGCAGTCTATAGTGACTGTGGCTGTTCAGGTAGAACATCATTTAATATAGTCCAACAAACGTAATATGCCTTATCCTCCTACACCCAGTCAAACAGCATCTAACACTCCAACTCCAAGTATCACAGCAAGTGTAACTCCGACTTATAGCCCAACTGGCACTGCATGTCCTGATTCTACACCCACTCAAACTCCAAGTAATACTGCGACATTAGTTACGCCTACTCAAACAAGTACACCGACTAAAACACCTACCCAAACAATTAATTTAACACCTACACAAACACCTTCACAAACAATGACACCATCACCAGTTGTGTATATATATGCAGGTGGGTCTAATACATGGAATAACTCAACAACAGCATGTTCAAATAAAACTTGTGCAAGACCTTATTATAGAGATGTTCCATCATTTGCAAACGGACTAATTGTGTATGATAACTCATCATTAACGATACCATTTAATGGTGGTGGAAATTGGGTTGCAATTGATACATCAACAGGAGCATTCTGTTCTGGTACAGGATGGAGAGCCATACAAATTGATACTAATGGAATAATATTAAATAGCGTAACTTGTCCTTAAATTAAATAAAATATGAGGTTATCAATAACTTTAACTCCAAGTAATACACCAAGCAATACGGCAACATTTACGCCTACTGGAACTCAATGCCCTACATATACCCCAACTTCCACTATTACAGCCACACCGACTTTCACACCTACGCAAACACAAACAAATACACCTACTCCTGATGTTACAACAACTCCGACTAATACAAATACGCCAACCAATACAGAAACTCCTACACAAACTGCTACTAATACACCAAGTCCTGAAGTATCTACAACACCGACTAATACACAGACACAAACTCCTACTAATACAAATACACCTTCACAAACAGGAACACCAAATGAAGTTTGTCCTAATGAAGTTACTGTATATGCAAAGACTGGTGCATTCTTATTACCAGCATTAACATATACAAGATTAACATCTTATATTGGTGGAGGATTTACTGGTGGTTATTTCTCAACACCATCAAACATATTTACAACAGGAACAGCACCAAATGGTTATACTTATGCAATATTTGGAGCTCAATCTGGTTCAAGTTATTATACTCTTATATTCAATATTGCAGGAAGTTCACAAAGATTCAGTATCTATGTATCAAATACTGATTATATTATTAATGGAGGAACAATTACTCAAACACAATTATTGTCTACTTCATCAGGTGGAACAGATATTGCAGGAGTAAGATTTGTAAATCCTGGTGTAACAAATACAGGATGGGCTTGGGTTGAATATCCAATAGCTTGTCCTACACCTACTTCTACAGCTACCCCTACTCAAACTCCAAGTAACACACAAACAAATACGCCTACCCCAAGTATTACTCCAAGTTATACTCCTACACAAACGCAAACTCCTACCACTTATGTTGACCCATGTCTATGGAATACCAATACTGATTTATGGAATGCTGCAGCTTATAATTGGGATGCATCTTGTATTCAACCAAGCAATACCCCTACAGTGACTCAAACAAGTACCCCTACAATGACACAAACACAGACACAAACTCCAAGTGGTGAGATTATATGTCCACAAGAATTATACTTCGAAAATCTGTCTATATTTGATTATCCAAGTGGTACATTTACAAGACAAACAACATATACTGGTGGAACATTTGATTATGGTTATTTAGATTTCTCTCTTAATATTTTCTATCCAACTACAGCACCTGATGGAAATAATTATGCTATATTTGAATTTTTATCTGCAGGAACTTATTACAATATAATGACCGCATTTGATACAGGTTCAACTCCATCATTTATTGGATGGGTTCTTGTTGAAGGATTTAGTGGTAATACAATTTTGAATGGTCCTGAATATTTCACATCGGCATTGGGATTATCAACAATGACTGGTACATCCATTAATGGAATATATTTCCCTGATGCTGGTATACAAAATTATTATGGTGAAGATAATGGTAATATAACTTATAGTGTTATATGTCCTACCCCTACCGCAACAGCAAGTGCAACTCCTACAAAAACTCCTACTCCAAGTAATACTCCTACTGGAACCCCTCCTGTTGTATGTAATACCAATTGGTTAATTAGAAATGCTGATTGTGGATTTGGAACAATAAATGATATTGGTATCAATGGAAGTTTCATGGGTACATTATCTGGTCCGAGTACATTCCCATTAACATCAACATTATATGGAACTAAATCAAATCCAAATGGTGTAATCTGTGGAGCATCAAATATGATTCAAGCAAATGTAACTACAAACTTGCCAGGTGTTGGTAATTGTGCTCGTATGGAAGTTTGGATTAATAGTGTATTAACTTATTATACTTATTTTGACAGCAATCCATTCCCACAAGTATCAGGTGTTGTAATCAATAACGGTGATAATGTTGAGGTTCGTATTAGTTGTTTCTCAGGAGCTTGTCCAACTCCTTCACCTTCAAATGTAACACCAACCCCTACCACAACTCCTACCAATACACCGACTCAAACCCCGACTCCGACTATACCATTTACTGCTTGTGCTTCCTTAACTGTTAGAACAGATGCTTCACTTGATGTTAATATTACAGGTGTGGAAGTTTCAAGTGTACCTGTAACTTATTTATCAGGAGCAACTTTCCCGATTGAGACAACAGACACACCAGGTTATTTCAATACAACACAAACAGGTAGTACACAAACTGTTACTGTAACTTATGGACCTTGTATCGCAGGTCAACATATAGATTTAACTGATTGTTCTTCAAACACACAATGTTGTAATCTAAATCCTGGTGGTGGAACTTGTACCTTTACAAATGTAGATTTAAGTTGTAATTGTAATTGGGATATAACTGGTTATGATGGAACATGTTAATGTGTATAAAAAACTAAATAAAGATATTTTATAATATGGAAGAAAACATTTTAGATTATCAGATAACGATTAATGAAGAAGCTAAACCAAATTTGGTAATAAAGAATCACTTATTATATCCATCTCTGCATGAGAATTATAGAAATATAATTAAACAAAATGTTATAACAAAAGAAAGATTTTGGTTTATACAAAATACTTTAAGGTCAAATCCATTCATCTATAAAAAAATATTAGAAACAAAATAATAAATGGCAACAACAAAAAGAGTTCAGGTTGATATTGATGTTAATAGTCAGAAAGTAAAAATTGCTGGTGAGGAAACATTAAAGTTATCAAAACAAATTCAAATCTTAACAACAGAATTAAGTTTTGTTGAAAAAGGTAGTGCTCAATGGGATTTACTTACAGCAAAATTAAATTCAGTTAAAGACGCAGCTGCTGAAACAAAAACAAAATCAGGTGAATTATTCGGTACACTCGGACAACTTGGTGGTGGAATTGGAGAATTTGGTAATCAAGCAGATAATGCTTTCGGTAAACTTAAACTATTCTCAACATTCTCATTTAAAGATGTTTCGAGTCAAGTAAAAGGTTTCGGTAAAGATATAGGTGAAGTTGTTGGTAATGTTTCAAAAGCTACAGGTATTACTGGTGCTTACACAAAAATAACAGAAGGTCTTGGTAAAGCATTCAAAGTAAGTGGGGAAAGTAGTAAATTCGCACAGACTGCTGTTAAAGGATTTGGTGCTGCGTTAACTGCTACAGGTATTGGATTAATTGCAACTGCTTTAGGTTATTTGATTAATAATTTTACTAAAATTAAAGATGCAATTCTTAAAGCTATTCCTGGTTTACAAGGATTTGCCGATGCGGTTGGTGGTGTGATTGATTTTGTTACTGATTTAATTGGTGTTACTAGTCAGGCAGAAAGAGAAGAAGCTAAAAGACAAGCCACATATGCAAAAGCAAAGGCGAATACTGAAATTGTAAATAAAGGTATTCAAAGAGAAATTAATTTATTAAAAGCCAAAGGCGCTACTGAAGAAGAAATTGATAAGAAACAAAAACAAATGCTTCTTAATCGTAAGAAAGATTTAGAGGCAGCAGCTAATCAACAAAGAACATTGTATGGTGAACAAGGACAAGAATACTTAGACATCAAGAATGAATTAGCCGTTATTGAAGCCACAGCACTCAAAAGACAACAAGATGAAGCACAAGCTGCCACAGACAAAGCTAATGCTAAAGCTGACCAAAATAGACAAAAACAATTACAAAAGGATAAAGAATATAGACAATCTCAAGCTGATGCTGCGGTAAATCTTGCTAAGAATGCTGCAGACACTGATGAAGCTGTATTACGTGCTGCTTTAAAGAAACAACAAGACATTAAGAATGAGGGAAAGACAATCAGTAAAGAACAAGCTAAAGACCAAGCTGACGAGATTAATAGAATTGTTACAGATGAATTAAAGAAGGACAAAGAGACAAGACAAAAGGATGCTCAAGAAAAGATAGATGCTCAAAAAGCTAACGACAAAATTGAACTCGATAATCTTACTGCAAAATATGAAGAAGCCAAATTAAAAAATGGTGAATATTCTCAACAGGCAATAGATGAACAAGATAAGATATTTGCTCAACAAAAGACCAATTTAGAAACTGAAAAAGCTGCTTTAATTGCACAACAACAAACCAAAGATGGTTTAACAAAAGAACAATCTGCAAGACTAGCTCAAATTGGTATTGATGAACAAACTTTAAGTAATACGGTATTAAGTGAAGGTCAAAAAAGGGTACAAGCAAAACTTGATGAAAATCTTAAATTAAAAGATGAGGCCGACAAAGCATATCAAGATAAAGTAAAAATGGCTGGAGACGATTACGAACTTCAACAAAAAATACTTGATGATAAGATTGAACAAGATAGAATCTTTTATGAAAAACAATTAGCTCAACAAGGTTTAAGTGCAGCACAAATTAAAGCAATTAAAGATAAACAACTTGCTGATAATAAAGCAAACGCTGAAGCTCAAATAACTATTGAACAAAAGAAGTTTGATGCTCAACAAAAAATGTTAATGGCTATTTCTCAAGCTATTAGTGTAGCATCTGATTTAGCTGGTAAGGATACGGCTCAAGGTAAAGCGTTAGCTGTTGCCGCATCACTTATTAATACTTATGCGGCCATTGCAGGTCAATTAAGAGCGGCTACTAATAATGGACAAGCAGCAGTACCTGGTTGGGCTATAGCACAGGCTGTAGCTACAGGAATCGTAGGTTTCAAAGCCGTAGCTGATATTATTAAAACACCTGTTCCTAATTCAGGTGGTTCAGCTGGCTCAGTTCCAAACACAACAGAACAACCAAGAAAATTGGCAAGAGGTGGTTTAGTTAGTGGGCCAGGTACAGGAAGGAGTGATTCAATACCTGCAATGTTATCAAATGGGGAATCAATAATAAATGCGGCATCAACAGCAATGTTTGCCCCACTATTATCTTCAATTAATCAAATGGGTGGTGGAGCTAAGTTTGCTGATGGTGGAATGATTGCACCTTATTCAAGTATTGACAGGTCAGAACCATTTGCTTCATTGCAAGGAGAACAACCGATGATTAAAACTTATGTAGTTGCAAGTGATATGACATCACAACAACAATTAGATAGAAACACAAAAATGCGTTCTACACTATAATTTTTTACATTTTCAAATAAATTGATATTTAATAATAGATGACACCAAAAATAATTGAATTAATAATCCAAGACGGGGACGAAGAAGCAGGATTGGATGGTATTGCTTTGGTAGAGATGCCAGCGCATGAAGCAAACTTTGAATATTTTTCAGACCAAGAAACAAGCAAACATTATGTATTATCTGATGAAGAAGTTCCACAGGTAATTCAGATGTTCCATGCTTATGGTGAACCTCAAGGTTTTTTAGAAAAAGAAGGTTGGTACATTGCTGAAGTTAGAAATGTTGGTAAACAAGAATTCCAAATCATTTCTAATCCTGATGAAACATCAGCTCAAGATACAGACGAAGTTAGATATAGATACAAATATGTTGGGCCTAGAGATGACAAGAATAGAACATTCTGTGCTGAAATGATGAGTGCTGGTAAAGTATTCAGAATTGAAGATATAATGACAATGTCAGATAGAAGTATCAATGCAGTTGGGCCTGATGGATACGATATGTTTACTTGGAGAGGTTCTTATAACTGTAGACATAGGTGGGTACAGCTTATTTACAGAAGAGAAGGTAGAATTATCAATAGTGATAAAGTAGAAAGAGGTTTATTAGATACCGATAATATGCCAGGACCAGATACAAGAACAACAGCCACAATAGCAGCAGGTAATACCCCACCAAGAGTAGGTTTCGGTAAAATAATAACAAACAAACTATTTAGATAATATGGCAACATTTACAGAATTTTTATCAAGCTTGAATAGCTGCAAACAACAAGCAATATTTTGGCATAATCAAACCAAATCATTTTCTGAACATAAAGCTTTAGAAAATTTTTATTCTGAAATCGTTGAATTATTGGATGGTTTAGTTGAATCAGTTGCAGGTATTTATGGAAGACCTGTTGGATATACAACACATGCTCCTGAAGATTATAAGTCAAAAGAACAACTTATAGCTTACTTCAAGAAGGTTTATGATTATATTCAATCAGAAAGAAATAATATCTATAAAGAAACTTGGATTCAAAATCAAGTTGATGAAATTGCACAATTAGTTGCAGAAACATTATATCAATTAAGTTTAGTTTAATGAATAAATTTAGCGAAGATGTGAGTGGATTACCTCCATATACTGATGAAGTAGGAGGTGAATTGGTTAGAAAGCCAGTGTTAGCGTCATTACCTTTATTTGAGAACAAAGAAGATGCTGAAGCTTTAGCTGAAGTTATGGGTTGCAAAGGTTCACACGAACACAAGTATGGTGATGTTACACTTTATATGCCATGTGAAAAACATCCTGAAGATTTTGCTGGTGAAAAGATTAGCATCGACTATGATGATACCCTTTCAACAGATAGGGGTTTTAAGACCGCTGAGAGACTTATTAAGCAAGGTATGATACTTTATATCATTTCAGCAAGAAATGACAAGGAAGGTATGTTAAAACGAGCCACAGAGTTAGGAATTCCTGAATCAAGAGTATTCGCAACAGGAAGCAACAAAGCAAAGATTGAAAAAGTTAAAGAATTGGGTGTTGCAAAACATTATGACAACAATGAAGATGTTATCAAAGAGCTTGGTGATATCGGAATTAAGTTTGGTTTGGAAGATGCTTGTTGGCCTGGTTATGAAGCAATTGGATTACAAGATGATGGTAGTCCAAATTGTGTTCCAGTAAAAGAAGAAATGAATGAAGATGGGAATTATATTATTGGTGAGTATGCTAGCTTTGATGATTATCCTTCACTTATCCGTGAGAATGCGCAAGCCGCACTAAACTGGATTGAGAAATCAGGTAATCCTAAAGGTTGTTTAACGCAAGTGGGGAAAGTAAGGGCTCAGCAATTAGCTCAAGGAAAACCTATCTCTATTGAGACGGTAAAGAGAATGAAAGCCTATATCACAAGACACAAGAAAGATTTAGAAACATCTAAATCCTACGAAGGTTCTTGTGGAAAATTAGCACTAGATGCTTGGGGTGGTGTTGAAGCTCTTAATTGGGTTGAAAGCACAATTAAAAAGTATGACGAAATGTCATCTAATGAAAAAGAAATGAGTTTCTCTGTATTTAATAATGAACAGAGATTAGTTGTTGGACCAGCAATGATTCCTGATAAGATGATTATCAGAAGGAATGAAATTACTGGCGAGATTTACTATGTATACTTCACAGCCGAAACAATTAAAAAGCTTCAACAAAAATTCATGCAAGAGAAGTTATTGGATAAAACCAATATTGAGCATGGAAGAAAATTCCTTAACGGAGTTGATGTTGTTGAAAGTTGGATTGTTGAAGACCCTGAAAAGGATAAGCAACAAGTTTTTGGAATGGAATATCCAAAAGGAACTTGGATGTGTATTGTCAAAGTCGATGATGATAACACATGGCAAATGGTGAAAGATGGTAAGCTTCGTGGCTATAGTGTTCAAGGTTATTTCCTTGAGCGTGCCAAGTTCAATTCGCAAACTCACCAAATATTAGATGAAATAAAAAATATATTAAACGAAGTAAAATGACTTACCAAGACGCAATTAAAAAGATAAATAAACTGCTTGGATTGTATAAGTTCAATTCCTATAAGCTTGCCGATGGTACTGGTGAATTAGTTTCTGATTCACAATTAGCCGTTGGGGAGCCTATTTATATTATCACTGATAATGGACAGTTACCTGCTCCTGAAGGTGAATTTGAATTGGAGGATACAACCAAAATAAAAATCAAGGACGGATTAGTCCACGAAATAAAATACGATATGGAAAAGAAACAATTTACAGAAGCTACATTGAAAGATGGTACTGTTGTAAAATCACCAACTTTTGATATTGGAGAAGATATTTCTGTAGTTAGTCCTGATGGCAAAGAAAGTCCAGCACCTGATGGAGAGCATGAATTAGCTCTTAAAGATAGTGAAGGAAAAGAAGTTGTTATCAGAGTCATTGTTAAAGATGGCAAGATTACAGAAAGAGAAAATGTTGAAGAATCAAACCCAGAAGTTCCTGAGAAGGAAGAAGAAATGGGGATGATTGACGGCATGACTCCAGGATTATCAAGCGGTAATGATATTACTGACGAAGCTTTTAAAAACGAAATTATGGCGAAGGTTGAAGCTATAATGAAGAAAATTGAGGAAATGGCTAGCAATTATGAGGATATGAAATCTAAGGTTTCAAAATTCTCTAAAGAACCAGCTGGAGACCCAATTAAACAACCGAATAACTTAATTAGTGAGTTGAAAGAACAAAAGAATGATTATATCTCTCAACTTATTAAAATCAGAGCTACTAGCACTGCAAAAAAATAAATAAACAATTTTTAATTAAAAAGGAAAATTATGTCAAACAACAAAAAATATGATTTTAATTTCAATCTTTCTTCTTTAGCAACTTATACCGACCAAGTTGGTGGTGAGTTAATCAGAAAAGCTATATTAGAAGGTGAAACAGCTAAAATCATCAAAGTACAACCAGGAGTTGTTGGTAGTCAAGCTATCAACTTATTGAACTCTAACTTGTATGTTCAAGATGGTACTTGTGGATGGGATGCTTCAGGTACAACTATCTACACTCAAAGAAACATCCAAACTTGTCAATACAAGGTAAACGAATCTTTATGTCCTAGAGATTTAACAGATTATTGGGTTGGTCAATTATTACAACCTGGTGATTACAACGAGACTGTTCCATTTGAAGAACAAATCTCAATTCTTAAAACACAACAAATTTCTCAATACTGCGAAAACTTAATGTGGCAAGCATCTTCTGCTTCTACATGTTTCTCTGGATTCTTGCAATTAACAGCACAACAAGGTACTGGTACAACAACTGTAACAGGTGGTATCGTAGTAACTGGTCAAACTGCTTTAACTTCAACTTCAGCTTTAACACAAGTAGACGTTCTTATCGAGCAAATCCCTGATGATGTAGTAAACAGAACAGACTGGGTTGTTTTCATGTCACATGCAAACTACAGAAAGTATTTGATTAACTACAGAACAGCTAACTACTACCATTTCAATCCTGAAAATTCTTATCAAGATTTCAAAACTTTCCACCCAGCTACTAACATTTTAGTACATCCAGTTGGAGGTTTATCAGGTTCTAACAGATTAGTATTAGCACCCGCAGGTTATATGGTTCTTGGAGTCAATCTAATGAGCGATTCTGAAACTCTAAAAATGTTCTACTCGGCTGATTTTGACGAGGTAAGATTAAGAAGTAATTTCTCTTTGGGTGTGCAAATTGCATGGCCTCAATACGTTATTACTAACGGTCTTGCATAATAACTAAACTAAAAATTAAAACACAAAAATATGAGTTTTTCATCTTGTTATGTTACGAGCAACGTTTGTAAAGGTTGTCGTGATTCAGTAGGTGGTATTAAACAAGTCTATATTGTAGCTGGTTGCGTTACTGGTGTAACAGAAAACGGAGACCAAGAAATCCTAACTGTAGGTGCTACAGGTGGTACAGTTTATACTTTCCAAGTTGAGAAGAATACTTCTAATTTTGTTGAGACAATTCAAGCTAGTTTAGAAAATGGTACGACCGTATATAATCAGTTACTTTCATTAGTATTCTTGAAGTTACAACAATCTACCAGAAATCAAATTAAATTACTTGCTCAAAACACTAACTTAAAAGTGTTTGTCGAGACAAATGACGGAACAATCTTCTACTTAGGAGAAGAGTTTGGTCTTGCAATCAATGGTGGTACAGCAGAGTCTGGAACAGCATTTGCAGACAGAAACGGATATACAATCACAATGGAAGGATTTGAAAGAGTTCCTGCTAAGCAATTAGCTAACCCTTTAAGTTCAACTCTTGTTGGTTTAACTTTATCAAGCTGCGCTTGTTAAATATAATATTGAGGGGGGTGGGATTGCCCCCCTTAATTTAGCCAAATTCATTTAATGAAGAATTTTAGAAAAAATATCGATAAAAGAACATGGGGTGTATTAGGTAAACAACAAACCTTTTATAGTCCAGAAAAGTTTTTGGGTGAAAAAGTCCCATTAAATGCAAATCCTTTGGATGCTTGGGATGTTAAACGTTCAAGATATAGAAGAGTAGACTTGGTACCAAGAAGTCCAATGTTAGCCAATGATGAGCAACAAGCTGGTGCTGTTCCACAACCAAGTGCTACATCATCAACTCCATCAACGCCTACTCCTACTCCAAGCATAACTGCTTCACCAACTCCGAGTATAACTCCTACTCAAACACAGACACAAACTGGAACACCAGCAGTAACACCTACACAGACAACAACTAAAACTCCTACCCCGACAACAACTAATACCCCTACAACTACTTCTACGCCAACCACAACACCTACTCCAAGTACAACTCCACCACCATTTACTCCATCAGGTGTAACCAATCTTCAATTATGGTTTATCTCAACAAGTGGAGCATCTGTTTCATCTTGGACAAACTATGGTATTGCGGGTGGAACTATTGCACAATCAACAGGAGCACTACAACCATCAATAACATCAAAATCTTTGGGTTCTTATACAGGTAATGCTGTTGTATTTAGTTCACAAGATTTCATGTCAGGAGCAACAACTGCCACAACATATACATCTTCAACGGTATTTGCTGTTGGTAGATTTACTCCAAGTGGAGCAGCAGCATATAACTTCGGATTTGATAATCCTGCAGACCATGTATTTGTATTCAGAATAAATGATGGAACGAATATGTCAGGTTCTTATCGACCTGGTAAACGAACTTGGGCTAAAGCCACATATTCTGGTCTTCCTGTTTTATATGCACATTCAGGTGATAGTACAGGATTCTCAGCATCACTCAACGATACATTGGGAACAAGTGCATCAACAACAACACAAACATCATCTGTGGGTGCTTATGTTGGATATAATAACGGATTTGGGACATCAAATGAAATTCAAATGTTTGAATACATTGTCTATAACAGAAAACTTACAACAACAGAATACAATAATGTTGTGAGTTATCTTAAAACAAAATATCAATATAGTACTTGGTAATGGAAACACAATATATACTTTTTATAAATGAGCAAGATGCTATGGACTTCAACCAACAAATCAACGATTGTATGGGATGGCCAAGCGATGGTACAGATACTTGGATGATTACACCAGATAACTTATGTGAGTTTGATTTAACAACAGGTGAGAAATTGAATATCGGTTATGGTGTTGTTATCAAGGATAGAATCATTGATTGTTTAACAGAAGCACAAAAAAGAGAAATCTTAATATTGCCATCAAACATAAACGACTGCTCTTGGAATCCATTACAATAAATTAATAATATAGACTATGCCAGCACTTACAGGAAATCAGATACAAAGTACGTATCAAGGACTATTAAAATTAGCCGATTCAACAACGGGTATCACATCAACATACCAACAAATCCAAGATGGATTAGGTAATAATACAAACACAAGAATTTCAACTGCAGGTATTCAATCACCAAATATTGTTGAAATGAGTTTGAATACTATGAAAGCGGATTATTATGGACCTGGTTTTATTGCAGGAGCAGGAGCAGCAAACATCGCTGGTACACAATTAAAAACATTATATTATCCATTTTATGATACAGGAAACTTTTCATATTCAGCGATAACATATAATGTCGGAACAGTAACATCAACAAGTGATGTTGTGACAATGGCAATATATTCAGCACAATTAGTCCCTAATATTGGTATTGCACCAAAAGATTTAATAATGAGTGGTATTACTTTAATATCAAATTCGACAGGTGTTAAAACACAATCATTACCGTCAACATTATCTTTTTCAGGTGCTGGCGGTGGATATTATATTGCAGCATTCTATGTAAGTAATGCTAATGTTAACCCAACTGTAAGATATAGTACTGCAAACTTTACAACAAATAACCAATCATATGCAACAAGTTTTGGATTGTATATTAATGCTGCAGGAACTGCAACACAAGTTGGTCAAAAATATATGCTAGTAGGTATTCAGAATGTATTGAATGTTGGATTTCAATCAACATACACAAGTGCAGACATAACAACAAACTATAACACCTCAATTGTTACACAATCTATTTGGGGGTTTGCCTTAAACACAATATTCTAATGAGTATATTATTTTTATTGATAGACGATAAACTGGACGCACATTATATTGTAAGTACGAATGCTAATAATTAGAAAAAATCAGGTTAATAACTTAATTGCAACGGTCTCAATGAATAAGACCTTGCCAAACCCTTATTATTTATTTTCTTTTCAGCACATAGCTAGTAAGGAAAGAGTTTCATTTATACCTGAAGTTATAACATCTAATGTTAGATACGATAAATTTCGATTTATTGAAGGTCCAACTAATTTATCATCTACGCCACCTACTGCTCAATTTTTATATAATGGCCAGTGGTACTATTCCATTTATGAACAAGTAAGTTCGACTAATACAAATATTTCTTTAGCATATAATAAACTTGAATCAGGTAGAGCTGTTGTTATTAACGGTGAAGACCAAACTGATGATTGCTTCTTTGAACCATACATTAGTTCAAATGAAGAGGATGCAAATGTTATATATGTTTCTGAACAAGAAGAATATTGTATATCAGGAGATACAACACCAGTATGTCCATCAGGATTAACTGGTAATTGTCCTACTTATGTTGCAAGATATTCTCCTATCAATAGTTTATATTACAAAAATACGGGTACAACAGCTAGTTTCTTAACAGCTCTTGATGGTTGTTTACCAACTCAAGTAGCTTTTGATGACACTAGAATGTTTATTGCTGATGGATGTTCTAACTATTATGAATATGATTATTCAATTACTTCAGGTGGATGCTTTAATCAAACATTGGTTAAAACTTGGAGATTATGGGATTCATCAGCCGCAACACCTAATGCAACTTATACTATGGGAATATATGACCAAGACAATTTAATTGTTGGTGCACATGCTTCCTTTGAGTTTCAAACAGGTTCAACTTTATATTTGTATAACTTAACAACATCAGCAACAACCAAATGGTTAGAAATAGGTAATGGAGCTGCTGTTACAAATGTTTATTACAATACAGGTAATACACAATTATTATTGAGTTATTATAGTCCTTCAGGCGGGACTGGTCATTATCAATTATATTCAGGTTCAAGTAATCCTCAATTAATAAATGATATTCCAAGCACGAGTTCAATTGCTGGTGGTACATTCTATTTTAGTGGAAATACCCCAATTGCTGTAAATGTTGCAGGTCTACAATGGAGTTTAGATTTTACAAATCAAACAATAACTTTATTGGAGAATCAAAGTGGAATACCAATATACTATGTTCAATTTGGTGATGGATTTGATTATTTATCGAATATTTCTCAACCATCATCTTGTTATACATTTGATTTATCATCAGCTACTACTTCAGTTTATTCTCAAGTATTAACTTTTACTGGAACACCAAACTATAACTCAATACAATATAGATGTGATGGAACACAAGTTGAGGCTTGTTATAGTATAGATAATCAAAATACTATGACTGATTTGGTTAATTTATTTAATACACCAGCACCAGACCCATTACCACCAAGTTGTAATACACCATCATTTTGTTATTGTTGGACTGATTATGGAACTTATTATGATAATGGTGATGGTAGAGTTAGATGTGAAATGCCAACATCATTATACAATACCTTATGTTCTGGTGGAACACTAACCTTGAATGTTATTAATGATTAATTGTGGATAAAAATAAAAAATTAGATATTTATTAGTAATGAGTAAAACAGATATAAGAATACAAGAATTTAGTGCAGCCTATGTACCTCAATACCAAGAGGTAATAAAAAACAAACCTTGGGTTTATTATGGTGAAGACAATTGCTTTCCGAATCACTTATTGGCTCTATATCAATACTCCGCTATACATAGAGCTTGTGCAAATGCTGTCATTTATGGTGTAACAGGTAAAAACTTAAAAGTATTGGAGGGTGACCCTAATGCTATTGCAATGGCTAATAGGAATGATTCAGTATTTGAAGTTTATCAGAAACTAGTTACTGATAGGGTACTTTTCGGGGGAATGGCGATGAACGTTGTAAAAGCTAACGATGGCTCAATTGCTGAGTTTTATCATACAGACTTTTCAAGATTGAGAGCTGGTAAAGAAGATGAGTTTAGTAATGTAGGTCATTATTATTATTCAATAGATTGGAGAGGTTCAACAACAAATCCAAACAAATGGAAGCCATTGGAAATCGAATCATTTAACATGTTACCTGATTCAGCTCCAAGCCAAATTATGTATTTCAAGCGATACAATCCTGGTATGTCTTATTATCCCCCACCAGATTATTTGGGAGCATTAACAACAATTCAGTTAGATGTTGAGGTTAAGAATTTCCATTTGAATAATACACAGAATTCAATGATGCCATCCATGTCAGTAAGTTTTACTAATGGTGTACCATCAGAAGAGGAGAGAGATATTTTAATGAGACAATTGGAAGCAAAATATTCAAGCACAAATAATGCTGGTCGTATTTTCCTATTCTTTAGTGAAAACCCTGAAACAGCACCAGTTATTACTCCAATACCAAACAACGCATCTGATGCATGGTATTCACAAATGGCTCCACAAATCGAACAAACAATCTTATCAGGATGGAGAATTACCTCACCACAAATCTTGGGGGTAAAGACGGCGGGACAACTTGGGGGCAGAGAAGAATTATTGGATGCCTATAATTTATTCCTTGAAATTGTTATTAAACCTATTCAAGAAGAAGTTTTAAAAGCATTAGAAAAAGTTATCTTCTTGAAGACAGGCAAACAAGTTAATCTTGGGGTGGAACAAAATCAATTGCTCCCATCAGTTGAACAAACTATTGAAGGAGATATAAAAGGAATATAATATGAGTAAACAAACACTTTTAATATCAGAATCTAAGCTCAAAGCGTATAGCACGCTAAATCAGAACATTGATATGGCTTTATTGACCAGTATGATTTTTTTAAGTCAGGAATTAGGTCTGCAAACTCTTATAGGCAGCCGTTGCTATGACTACTATTGTAATCTAGTACAAGCTGTTCAATTATCTGGTGCTACTTTAACTCAACCTGAAAGAATATTGTTGGAAGATTATATTGCTCCTTATTTGATATATAGAGCGGAGTTCGAGGCAACCCCTGAGCTGTTCGCCAGAAAAATGAATAAGGCTATTACGTTGGGTAATACAGAACAGGGTACATCAATCGATATTAAAGGAATGCAATATATGAGAGAGATATCTCAAGGTAGATATCAATTCTATGCTCAGCGTTTACAAGACCAATTAAGAAACTTCCCTAACGATTATCCTTGTTATTATGCATATACCAATCAAGATGGTATGCCAACATCAAAACAAACTTATTTCTCAGGTATTCAATTCCAACCTGGTGTAAGATATCCACCAAGAAGAAATACTTGGGCTGGTAATCTCCCATCGTATTATGGTCCTGAATATAATTGTTGTGATGGTTATAACTAATTTATATGAATAGTGAACTAATATTAATAATATCTAATGCTTTAACAGGAATTGCAGCATTCTTGGTTGGAAAAAGAAGAACAAATGCAGAGACTGATTCAGTCGTACTGAAGAACCTCGAGTTAAGTGTAAATTTATACGCACAGATAATTCAGTCCCTGAAAGAAGAAATTGAATCATTAAATCTTAAGATTCAGGAGTTAGAGAAAAAAGTTGACTTATTGCATGCTGAAAATAAAAAATTAAAATCAAAAACAAAATACAATGCCAATTCCAGTTCCCTCTAAAAATGAACAAGAATCAGACTTCATCAGTAGATGTGCGTCGGAACTTTCTAATGAATATGACCAAGAGCAGTTAATTGCTGTGTGTTATGCTTCTTGGGATAAAGAGAATATGTCATCCGAACTTGAAGAGTTTAAAACATTACCTGAAGGTGATTGTTTATCAAGAGCTAAGTCAGCTGGTTATACAGATGAGTATGCAAAATGGGCTTGTTCAAAGCCAAAAGAAAATGATGGTCAACAAGGTGGAGTTGTTGGATTTGCTAGAACCAAATTTGAATTCCCACCAAACCACAAAGAAACAATGAATGAATACATGGCTCGTTGTATGAGCAATTCTGTTGTTAGAGAAAGAAAACCACATAGACCAACAAGAGCTGGTTTTTGTTATTCAAATTACCAAAACAATTACATCAACAATATAGGCAAGAAGTGGAAATAGGTTATAACCTAATTTTAAGACTCATCCTTGAGTTATTTTAAGTTATTGATACATTTACCTTATGAAAGATTTAGAGTTAATAGAAAAGAAGATATGCAAAGCTTGTGGTAATCAGAAGAAATTAAAAAGTTTTGGAAAGACAAGTAGTGGCAATAGAGGAAATGTTTGCAATGTTTGCAAATCATTGGGTAATACAATTAAAAAAGGAGTTAAAGGTGAACATTATGTAGTGAAGAATAATGCTCTACAATTAGGGAATACTAGTATCAAGGATTATAAAAATACTTATGAATTTCTTGAATCCATTGGATATAATTTATCTGAAGACATTCATATTCAGTTTTGTCTCAAATATGGATTAACTCCTCATTCCCCCAAACAAAAATTTAAAAATCATTATTCACAAAAAGATTGTGGATTTATTTGATTCTTTTTTATATTTCATTATATTTATTATTCTACCACGCCAGTCAAAGACATATTCAATATCTTAAACTGATATATTCTTAAACTGGAGAACCGACTGGTGTGGTAGCTAAATGGTTCTCCTTTTTATTTTTGTATCAGTTTTTTTTATTTAACAGGTCTTAAAATGGTTTTAACCTGAACTTACACAACGGTGAGTTAAATGAAAGATTACTGTTCTTTATGTTTAACATTTATATTTTAACGGGTCTAATTGACTTGGGGTTCATATAAATGGAGATATAAGTATCAAAGAAAAGTGTTGGCAATGTTCTACAGGGTAACAACCAACGACAAAGAAACTAGGAAAAGTTTTGATACTCCCATAGGATATTGGGTACATAGTAGAGCTTTGAAATTACGAGTTGAGAAATAAAGTAATGGATTATACAAATGAAATCTGAATTAGTTGTGGGATTTCTTTGGATATAGTCCCTGATATGCAAATATAAAACCTATTTACTGAAATTCAGTAAGCAGGAAAATAATATAGACTTTTTTGTATTTTTACTATATTTATTATTATGAAAGCAATATCAAAGAAAATAGAAAACATAGAATTAGTTAAAGTACAAAATACTTATGGAGCTGGTAGTAAACCAGGATATTTCTATAATTTCTTTCTTGAAGGTATTGATGAACCATTACTTGTGAGCAATGTTGATAAGCCAGTTTCTCATGAGTATATTGGTAAAGAAATTAAATATAAACTCAACGGAGACAACGAAGTAATAGACTTCGATATACAATAGCCAGAGTGGGGGAGGTTTTGCTTATGCTCTCATAATCTTATCATTTTATTTTTTTTCCTCCCCCTACTCTTTTTTAATATGAATTTTCCAAGAACAGAAATAACACCATTGTTTGAAGGAATTGTTAGAGATAATCCAACATACAAATTTCCAGTAAATTTAATTGAGAATGAACTTATGAGTATGTTTCTATCTCAAGATGAATTTGAATATTTCATGATGGAGGCTTACAAGAAACTCAAGAAAGATGCAAGCTATGTTATTGCGAATATCTTTCTAACTGCATTAGAGACGATTTTAGACACAGCAAAGACCGATGTACACAATCTATCCAAAGAAGAATATCAATCGAAATTAGATAGGTTTATTTCAATCGTAGAGGATATGCACATCACCATCATTGACAAGAATACTCCTGATGGAGAAGTTATTAGCGCTTTAGAATAATTTTTTTTATTTTTTTTATGTTGACCTTGACTTAGTATTCTTTTTATACTATTTATTATAAAAAGAAAACAAAATGAAAAAGACAATTACAAAGCAAGAACAGGAAAGAATTAACGAATTGCTAAACGCAAGAAGAGTTAGAGAAATTAACAAATTAATTCCAGTAAAAAGATTAACCAAAGATGAAGACATCTGTAGAATGCTTCAATACGAACATGATAATACAATTGGTTCACAAACTGGCAGATATGAAATGACATATATTGAAAGAGAGCAATTCGATAATTCATATAATAACTTTAAATAAAAAATAAAATGGCACAACAAGACACACAGAGAATTATAGTTTCTCAATCGATGCTAAAATTCGTAATGGATTATAGCAAACAAATTAATAAGCCACTCAAGTTAAAGGAGATGGTTAGAATATCTGCCGTACTAGTGGATTACTGTATCAACGGAAATACAAAAGATATAAACGACACACTTGGTAAGATTGATGATTACCTCCAAACTTTATTTGAAAATGAATAATGAAATTACATGGAAAGAAATACCATCTTTCCCCAACTATGAAGCCAGCAATACTGGTCTTATCAGAAGAGCAAAGAATGAAAAGATATTGAAATCAAGAAATTTGGAAGATTTCGACCATAGAAGATATCAAGTTATTTCAATCTATCACAATAAGAAAAGATATACCAAGAAGGTTGCAAGACTGGTTTGGGAAGCATTCAATCAATGTGAATGCAAAGAAACAATAGACCACATAGATAGAGCTGTAATGAATAACAACATTTCAAATCTAAGATGTGTATCCAAAAAGATGAATTCTGGATTCCGTAATAATTATATTAAGAAGGACAACAAATATAATCTTACCAAAGAAAAGAAGGTTGAGATTATTACCAACTTCAGAAATGGTACATGGACATCTTGGGATGTAATGAAAAAGTTTGGAATCCCAACAAACTATTTTCACATGATAATAAAACGAGGAACATGGGATAGATTAATAGATGGATAACAAGGAATACAATAACTTGAAAGCTCTAACAAAATCTATTTGCAAATGCACAGATGTGGATGACCTATTGCATGAGATATTAATTCAATTAGGAAATAACCTAAAGTATCAATCATTACCAGCAAAAGATAAACGATGGTATTTTGTTAGAACAGTTCAAAACCAATATTATTCAAATAACTCAAAGTATTACAAACAATACAAGAAATATAAATTCGACCAGTTATCACCAGCAATAGAGTTAGTTGAAGAAGAATATAAAGAGAAACCCACGATGGATTGGATTAAGGAAACATTGGAAACAGAATTAATACTCAATCCATCTTTTTGGTATAATAAGGGTATATTCGAATTATGGATGGAACATCAAGGATTTATCGATAGAGTACACAAACAAACAAAGATACCAAAATACTCAATCATAGAAACAATCAATGAAGTTAAAAAACTAATAAAACAAAAATGGATAGATTATGGCAAGAATTAAATTAAGTTGGGAGAAAGTAGAAAAAATAAGAATACTATGTGAGTTCACAGCACTGACAGATTCACAAATAGCACAGATATTCGATGTATCAAGAAAACATATAAACGCAATAAGACATAAAAAAAGATGGAACTATGAGTGGAAAGATTAAAACAGGATGTGAGAAATGTAAGACACCAAAAGAGGTGGAACTTAAACTACCAAATTATACCAAAGAAGAAATGGATGCAGCAATGCTACTGGTAGACAAAATGACATTAACAAGACAACAACAAGAATGGCTTATCAACCTCAACAACAGAGTGAACAATGATAACAAAAGATTGGGGTGTGGAAAATGTTTTGTTCAAGTGTGTAGAAATATAAAAAATGCGTATACAAGATTATATGGAGAATAATATGAAAATTGACCTACGATTAGGAGATTGTTTTGAACTTATCAAAGACATACCTGACAATTCAATAGACCTTATCGTTACATCCCCACCCTATGCTGATATTGTAAATTATGGTAAGAACATTTCAATCCAAAAGCCACAAGATTATTGTGATTGGTTATTACCCATTTTTAACGAGATACAGAGGGTCTTAAAACCAAGTGGTAGTTTCATACTAAACATAAACGATACTTGTAAGGGTGGGTATAGAAACCCCTTTATTTACGAACTTATCTATCGTAGTCAAAAGGAAACCAAGTTAAAGTTTTACGACACTTACATCTGGCACAAAAGAAACGGAATACCTAATGGTAGTCCAAAGAGGTTTAGAAATACCACAGAGTTTATATTTCATTTTGTTAAAGACCAAAAGAATCTAAAGTTTAATATGGATAGAGTATTACAAGAACCCAACATAGAAACAAAAGGTAGGTATAATAGAAATGGTTTAACAACACCCCAAGGCATAATAGAAAACGGAAAAAGGGACAGAATACCAAGAAAAGTAAAAATCCGTAAGACAAATAAACAAGTAGATAGTGAAGGTTTGAGTTGTGATGAGTTTGTGGATAGGATTTTTCCTGATAAAGTAAGACCAGATAATGTTGTAAGGTTTTCAACAGCAGGAGCAGCCAGAGACAATACAATCAAACACCCCGCACCATTCTACAAAGACCTACCAAAGTATTATATCAATTTACTAACAGATGAAGGGGATACAATTCTTGACCCATTCGGTGGTATTATGACAACAGGTTTAGCTTGTAATGAAATCGGTAATAGAAACTTTATTGGTTTTGAGTTAAATGAGAAATACGCAGAGTTCGGTAAGAAAAGAATGAACATAAAAATCAACTATAGACATTTTGTCATTTCGTGATATTTATTACTACAGACAATTATCACACTATGCCAGTAGGAAACCCAAACATACAGAATCAAGGTAAGAAGTTTACAAAGAACGACACAAGAATTAATAAGAAAGGTAGACCAAGAAAATGGATTACCGAAATTAAAGACCAAGGATATGCTCTATCTGAAATAACTGATGCAATCCAAGTATTAATATCTTTGGATGTGGAACAATTACAAGAGATAAGAAACAACCCCAAATCAACAGTCCTTGAAATAACAATATCTGCAGCAATCATTAAATCAATTCAAAGAGGAGATTTAGACTCAATAGAGACATTAATAACAAGGGTCTTTGGTAAACCTAAAGAAAAGATTGAACAAGATATAAACATTACAAATCATGTAATAAAATTAAAATTCGGCAATGGCGAAGGGGAAGAGTAACGATAGTAGAAAGCTCACATTTGGTAAAAGAAAGAAAGGAGCAGCTTGCAAATCATTCAATAAGCATAATAGCAAAAGTTCATATCACAAAAGAAATGCTACCAGGTAAGAAAGCAAAAACATTACAATTCAAATTAGAGGAATATCCTGACATTCAATTTAAAGGTGGAACAATGGATAGAGAATCACTTAAAGGATGTTATCTCGAACTTAAAGGTTGTT